CATACTTGCTGCTAAACAGCACAGCGGCTGAAGTGACTAGCACAGATTACATTGACCCATCATCTGCTGGATTTGAAATAAGCAGTACAGCACCGGTGGCTATTAATGCAAGTGGTGGTAGCTACATATTTTTAGCAATTGCATAAGGAAATTAAAATGAAATATCGAATCCAATCCAATGGCACAGTAGCCACACAAGGTGAGGTACGCAAGATGTTCCCTAATACATCACTACCTCGTGTATGGAATGAGGCGCTCTGTGCCAGTCTAGGTATGGAGCCAATTCTAGAAGGCCCACAAGCAACTGGTGGCACTGTATATCAAATGTCAGTATACGGTGGCATTGAGCAGGTTGATGGCAAGTGGTTCACTAAGTACAATCTGGGCCCTACATTCTTTGACACAGAGGATGAGGAAGGTACTGTCACCACTGCTGCTGAGAATGAAGCTACATACAAAGCAATTAAAGATGCAGAGCAAGCTAAGAGTGTTCGTGCAAGCCGCGATGGTAAGTTAGGAGTGTGACTGGACTGCTTGCTCAGATGTCACAATGTCTGAAGCAATGACAACCTACCGCCAAGCATTACGAGATATAACTGCACAGACAGGTTTTCCTTGGACTATTGAGTGGCCTGATCTACTAGGAGATGCATAATGACTCTATTATCTAGCATAGCGACACCTAATGGGGTTACTACTAGCAACAACGAACAGGTACTAACTAATAAAGACTTAAGCTCTAGTACTAATGAGTTTCCTGCCAGCTTAGTAAAGACTACTAGTGAACAGACGTTAACTAATAAAACATTAACCTACGATGACAACACATTAACCGGTGTTTTACCTACGTCTGCAATTGGTGTATCTGTACAAGCCTACGATGCCACCCTTCTTAACGATGCTGACATTGGCTCAACAGTACAAGCCTACGATAGCAATTTAACTTCTTTCGTAAGCACGTTTACATTACCGACTGCAGACGGGTCATCTGACCAGTTATTAAAAACAAATGGTAGTGGCACGTTATCGTTTGTAACACCAGCTCCGGGTGCGGGGGTGGCTACAGCGACAGCTTCAGGTGCTTTAGCTAATGGTGACTTAGTTGTTGTCAACGCTGATGGCACTGTAAGTGTTGTGGCTGGGTCAACAGTGACTGAAGGTGCAGGCACTGCTGTTGTATTTGAAAGTGCTAGTAGTAGCTACATATCAGCAACCTATGACTCTAATGCCGAGAAGGTAGTTATTGCTTATGCGGATGATGGCAACTCTAACTATGGTACAGCAATTGTAGGTACTGTAAGTGGCACAAGTATTAGCTTCGGCACTGCTGTTGTGTTTGAAAGTGCTAGTAGTGACTACATAGCAGCAACATATGATGCTAACGCCCAGAAGGTTGTTATTGCTTATAGGGATGTAGGTAACTCTTATTATGGTACAGCTATTGTAGGTACTGTAAGCGGCACAAGCATATCGTTTGGCATTGCTGTTGTATTTGAGAGCGCTCGAAGTGACCACATATCAGCAACATATGACGCTAACGCCCAAAAGGTAGTTATTGCTTATACGGATGATGGCAACTCTTATTATGGTACAGCTATTGTAGGAACTGTAGCAGGCACAAGTATTAGCTTCGGCACTGCTGTTGTATTTGAAAGTGCTACTACTGTTTACATATCAGCAACATATGATGCTAACGCCCAGAAGGTAGTTATTGCTTATAGGGATATTGGTAACTCTGATTATGGTACAGCTATTGTAGGTACTGTAAGTGGGACATCAATTAGCTTTGGCACTGCTGTTGTATTTGAAAGCGCTCGGAGTAACTACATGTCAGCAACATATGATGCTAACGCCCAGAAGGTAGTTATTGCTTATCAGGATGTGGGTAACTCTAATTATGGTACAGCTATTGTAGGAACTGTAAGTGGGACATCAATTAGCTTTGGCACTGCTGTTGTATTTGAAAGCGCTCGGAGTAACTACATGTCAGCAATATATAATGCTAATGCCCAGAAGGTAGTTATTGCTTATCCGGATGGTGGCAACTCTAATTATGGCACTGTTATTGTAGGGACTGTAAGCGGCACAAGCATATCGTTTGGCACTGCTGTTGTATTTGAAAGCGCTGATAGTTACTACACATCAGCAACATATGATGCTAACGCCCAGAAGGTAGTTATTGCTTATCAGGATAATGGTAACTCTGGTTATGGCACAAGCGTGGTATTTCAGAATGCTTCCGTTTCTACAAACCTAACAGCTACTAACTACATTGGTATTTCTGATGCAATTTATTCCGACACAGCGACAGCAACTATTCAAACCGTAGGCTCTGTAGATGACGCACAATCTAGCCTTACAGCAGGTACAGCATACTACGTACAACTAGACGGCACATTAGCAACGACAGCCGACACTATATCAGTGCTAGCCGGTACAGCACTTTCAGCAACTAAATTAATCATCAAGGGATAACATGAAAACTCTAACTAACACAGATAACGTCAGCATCTATCTGTTTGAAGACGGTGAAGCGGTGAACATTACATCTTCTAACATTACAGTAGGAGCACCCCCTAAGTTCATCATTAGCGACTGTAATAGCACTAACACAACCTTGCACTCTAACGTTACATCTCCCGAAGAGTGGTATGGTCATAAGTATACCTATGATGGTGCTTGGGTGGCGGTAGAAGGTTGGGTTACTCCAGAACAGCCTTAATGTATGGAAGACGTTACACACAGAGAGATTTACGAGAGACTAATATCTGTCGAGGCTAAGGTGGATACCAACATAGCAGAGACTAAAACAATGGTAGCTGCCTTCAAAGCTGTTGAAGGTGCTTTTGTTGTTCTTAGCTGGATAGCATCAATAGCTAAGCCTTTGTTATGGGTTACTGGTGTTATCACTGCTTTCTCTTTACTAATTAGCGAATATAGGAAATAGTATGTTACTTGAGCTTGCAATAGCTAACGCTGCTTTTGGTGTTATAAAAGAAACCATTACCAACGGTGGTGATATAATGTCAGCGGGGCAACATATATTTAAGTTCTTTGACTCTAAGTCTGAGCTGACAAAGAAAGCTAACGCATCAGGGTCAGACTCAGAGGTTTTCTTTGCTCTTGAACAGATTAAACAACACGAGGCTGCAATTAAAGAGTTGTTTATCTATCAGGGCAGAGCAGGTTTGTGGGATGATTGGTTAAAGTTTCAAGCGGAGGCAAAACACCAACGTGATGCTGCAGTTAGAGCGATTATGTTAGCCCAAATTAAACGTAAAGAAAAAATATGGGGTTGGATTAATGGCACACTAATTATTATATCTGTGTTAACAGGTGTTATAATTATTGCAGGACTTATTTGGTTAATCATAACTAAAGGAAATATATAATGCTACCTTTAATCAGTAGTCTAGTTGAGATAGGTAGTACCTGGCTCAAAGGAAAACAAGACGAAACAAAAGCTAAAGCCGAAGCAAAATTAGTTGAGATTACTGCTGAGGCTGATATTAAAAGAGCTAAAGCAATTGCAGCTATTAATGCTGCGGAATCAGGTCAACAACAAGACTTTGATTTAGATAGAATTGCTATGGAACAAATGGGTAAAAGTTGGAAAGACGAATTAGTATTAATTATCTTTCTGACCCCTATGGTTATGGCCTTTATCCCAGGAATGGATAAATATTCTTTAGCCGGTTTTGAAGTAATTCAAAAGATGCCTGAGTGGTATCAGTATGTAATTATCGGTATGGTTGTTGTCATCTACGGTATGCGTGGTATGGTTAAACAATTCGCTGGTAATAAATTAAATATTAAATAAGGATATACTATGGTATTATTACCAGTATTATTTTTCTGTTTAAGCGGTAACTCCTGTTACTTTGATCATGGTGCTATCTCAAGTAGTATGGAAGAATGTCTTAAACAAAACAGTAAGATAGAGCAGGTTTTAAAAGCGAATCCTCAGATTGTTGCTTTTCAAACCACCTGTTTAGATTTAACAAAACCTAGAAAGGTTGAAATTATCTAATGAAATTAAGTAGTAACTTTAGTTTAGAAGAATTAACAAAATCAGATCTAGCAATTAGATTATGTGTCGATAACACACCTGATAAAACAGTAACGGCTAATCTTCAAAAATTAGTTGATAATATTTTACAACCATTAAGAGATAAGTTTGGTATAGTAATTATTTCCAGTGGGTATCGTAGTCCAGAAGTTAATTCCAAAGTAGGTGGTAGTAAGACTAGTCATCATTGCTTTGGTTATGCAGCTGATATTGAGATCCCAGGAATGGACAATAAAGACCTAGCGCTTTATATTAAAAATAACCTAAAGTTTACTCAGTTAATCCTCGAGTTTTATAAGCCTGGAATTCCCGACAGTGGTTGGGTACATATTGCTTATAACGAAAATGATCTCAAAGGTCAAGAGTTAACAGCAGTAAAAGAATCAGGCAAGACCAAGTACTTGTCTGGTATCGTATTCTGAGGCGGTACCTAATAGGAATAATCTTGAAAAGAAACAACAAGCAACACAATGAACGTATGGTTAGAGAAGATAGATCGTTTCACTTCCAGCCTAAAAATCGTAATCAACAAATACTACTAGATGCTATCAATGAATTCGAAATTACAGTAGCATTAGGGCCAGCAGGAACGGGTAAAACATTTTGTTCGGCTAGTAAAGTAGCACAAATGTTTTTAAAAGGTGGTTACGATCATATTATATTAAGTAGGGCTAATGTACCTACTGGAAGATCATTAGGTGCATTTCCAGGAACTGTTGAAGAAAAACTAGCTCCTTGGTTATTACCTATTACTTCTGTATTAGAAAAGAGATTTGGTAAAACTAAATATGATTATTTAGTAAGTAAGAAGGCAATTCAAATGCAACCATTAGAGACTATTAGAGGTAGATCCTTTGAAAACTCTTTAGTAATCATAGATGAGGCTCAGAACTTAACATTCGATGAAACCAAAGCTATTACCACGAGATTAGGTGAAAATTCTAAAATGATTTTATCTGGTGATGCGTCTCAATCAGATGTAAGTAATGGTAATGG